CTTGCCCATAGGCTATCAAGCATTTCATCAGCAGCCTCTTCCCAATCACCTTCTTGCATAGCTGATATAGCTTTTCTAAATTTTGATACTCCGTTTATGCCAAGCTGATAACACATATTAATCACAACTTCTTGGACTTCTTGTGGCATATCTTCAAGCCACTTAAAACGAGAGTTAGCGTTCTTTTGTAATTTTTCTAATTTTAATATAAGTAGCTCTTCAGCAATATGTTCAGGCATCTCAAGGTCTTTAATAGCAAAGCCATACCCAATAGTGTCAAATCCTTCTGTACACTTATAGACGTGACCCACAAATCCTTCGTGATGCTTAATTTTTTCTAACAAATTCTTCATTTTTTAGACTTCTTTGTCTTTTTAGGCTTTGGGCTTCTTTCATACTCTGTCCACCCAAAAGATTTAGCCTGTTCTACCAAGCTTTCGTCAAATTCTTTTACTAAAACTGTACCATTGTCTTTTGTAATTGTAAGTTTCATTTGTTCTCCATTAAATATAGGGGGAGATATTTCACTCCCCCTATAACATTAACTTCTATTAAGAAGCAGGGCTAACTAAAGCGAAAACTCTTTTGTTTCCTGCTGTTGTGCTACCTGTAACTAAACACCCATAAACACTATCAGCAACAAAACGTGTTGATAATGAAGGTAAGTGATAGTCACTTTGAACTCTTGCTTTTAAACCATTTGAGTAAGCAATATGCAACGCATCTTTGTGGATTAAGTATCCAAGCAACTTCTCACTTTCATCTGTTACTCCATTGGCACTAAAGTTGCCAACAGGAGATGATGATTGAGCTGATGAAGTTGAACCTGCTCCATAGTGCATAAAGTTATTAGATACAATAACATCTACACCTGCAAGTTTTCCTGCAAATCCACTAATAAATGGCACTTCAGCACCAAATGAGTTGCCAACTCCATCATACCTTGCAAAGTCTGACAATTTAAACAAACTTGCATAAGTAGCAGGAGTAAGAACTGCAACCATATCTTCTGCGTTTGAATCGTTAGCATATATAGCTTCAAGCATATTTGCAACACCTGCTGCGATAATATCTGTACTATCGTGAGTTGTATTTAATTCAATAGTATTACCTGCTTGAGCACCATCATCTGTACCATTTGCATAGTTAAATGCAATAGATTCAAATAATTTTAAAGCAACATATTGGTCTATTTTTTTAGCCAAAGCATATCCAAGCTTTTTAGTATAAATATCCATTACATCATAGCTTGATTGAATTTGAGCTACATCAGTTACAGATATTGCACTATGAATAGCCTGATTGATGTCTAAAGTATACTCACCATCTGCTGCACTTGTTTTGGCAAATGCTAAATTGTTATCAATTAATGTTTCAACAACTCCTGCACCATAGGTGTCGCTTGCTGTAAGCTCTGTATGTTTTGGTAAGTGGATTCTATCTCCACCACCTGCTACCATAGCAGACATATCGTTTGCTAACGCACCAAATACAAGATTTTTTTCCATATAATCCATAATTGATGCTCCCCAAATTTCAGGGATAAAGTTTTGAACACCTGCCTCAACACTTGAATCTCTTAAACCCCCTGCGAGAGCTATATTATTAGTGTTTGTTAATGACATTATTTTCTCCTAACTATTAACCTCTTGCTTTTTCTTCATAAAAGGCACGTCTTTCAGCATCAGTCATCTCACCCCAAGACTTATTTGTAGTAAATCCTTTGCTTGTACCAATTACTTCAGGAGCATTAGGTTTTGTATTTTCAATTTTTTTATTTAAAATCCTTAAAGAAGATATGCCCAAAGAGGCTAATTCTTCTCTCTCTTCTTCAGGAAACTTTGCTAAAATCATATCAGTTTCTTGTGCTATCAATAAATCATATTTTTCAGCTTTTGCTGTTAAAGACTCATTGTCAGCTCTGTATTTTGCAATAACCTCGTCTTTTTTACCTTCTTGAATTAACTTAGCTTCTTCTTGCTTTGCTAATTGTGCTTCAAGTTTGGCTAAACGAGATTCAGCCTCCTGTGACCTTTTACGATACTTTTTGCTTTCTGCAATTAATGCTCCTACATCGGTCTGTGTAGTTGCCTCTGTGGTAGTTTCCTCACTTACTGTTTCGGTTGCTACAGTTTGTTCTTCGGACATCCTGTCCTCCTATATATTGTTATTGAATAATTGTATCATACAATATCTTGCATAATACGGATAGGATAACTTAAATTAAGTTACTTGTAAGATGCAAGTATTAATGGATAATCAGATACAATATAAAAAACAATGGTTTGACTTTATGGGGTATAAACCTCATTTAGGTCAAAGAAAGCTACATTTCCCTGACAAGGATACTGCAAGGTTCTTCGTGATGGTCTGTGGGAGGCGTTTCGGCAAAACTACTGCATCTGCAATGGAAGCAACATATTATGCTTCACAGCCCAACAAAAAAATATGGCTCGTAGGGCTATCCTATGATAAAGCCGACCTGATGTTTAGAGAAGTATGGCAAAAGATGGTAGTTGGGCGTGCAAACGACATAGAGCGTGCTTCTGAAAAAGAAAGATTTATAAAGTTTAAGTGGGGAACTACAGTAGAGGCTAAATCTGCTGATAACCCTGATTCACTTGTTGGCGAAGGATTAGACTTACTGATAATGGATGAGGTGGCTAAAATGAAGAAAAAGATATGGGATATGTATCTTTCGCCAACCTTATCTGATAGAAGGGGAAAAGGTATTTTTATAACAACTCCTGAAGGATTTAATTGGGTATATGATTTGTTTTTGTTAGGCAAGCAAGATGACTTATGGGAATCGCATCAAGCTCCAACGTGGGATAATGATGTTGTGTTCCCTCAAGGCAAGAAAGACCCATTCCTTATTGAGCGTAAGCGTAATATGTCTAAAGAGCTTTACGAGCAAGAGTATGGAGCAATGTTTACTTCATTTGAAGGCAGGGTTTATCCATTTGACAGAAGTTTAGATATGGGAAACTTTCCATACAATCCAAGCTTTCCAACATTTTGTTCAATAGACTTTGGGTACAGAATGCCTGCTGCATTGTGGTTTCAGACCTATATGGTAGGTGGAGTGCCTCATATTAACGTAATAGATGAAATAGTACACGAGCAGAACATCAAAACTGATGAATTTGCCGAAAAAATAAAGGCAAAACGATACTATGTAAGAGAATACTATGGTGACCCTGCAGGTATGCAAGCACAAGGACAGTCAGGATTAGGTGATATTGAGATTTTTAGGCGTAAAGGCATACAAGTCAAGAGCATCAGAGATAAAGTGTCACGAAATATAGCATCAGGCATTACACACACAAGAGGGTTTATAGAAAACGCACAAGGGCAAAGATTTGTACACCTTGATAAAAAGTGTATAGGTTTAGCAGAAGATTTAGAAAATTACAGATACCCTGAATCAACAGAGGGCAAGGATTTAAAGCCTGACCCTGTTAAGGATGGTAGGCACGACCATAGTATGGATGCCTTTAGATATTTCTTTTTAAATAGATTTCCAATAAGACAACGAGAATTAGGAGTAATAGGAAGATGATGAATCCGATAGATATAATACAGGAATCGGTCAAAGACTATAAGTTAGCAATAGCTAAAGAAAGACGAAATGAGATTCGCAAGCTACTTGATTACTATACAGGCACAGAAACTGAAAAGTATATAGATGATTACTTTTCTGCTGATGCCTTTAGGGAGATTCCGTTGTACAACGCAAACTTCACACGAAGATTTATTAATAAGATGTCACGCATCTATACAGTAGGGGCTTCTCGTAATGTGAGTGATTCGTACTCCTCTTTGACTCGCAGGAAAGATGCCAAAATGAAACACATTGAAAGAATGACACGTCTTGTAGGAACTGTTGCAACACAAGTAATATATCGTGATGACCTCCCACAGCCCTGTTTTGATTATAGACCTGTTTACTATTTTGATGTGCATCTTCACGAGAACCCCTTCTCTCCTGTTGCTATTACATATCCAATATTAATGAATGTAAATGATATTGCAGATACAGAGAAGTTACAGTATGCGTATTGGGATAATGAAAGGTACATTCAGTACGATGAAGATGGTAACATAATGCAAGAGTATTTACACGGATATGGCGTAATACCATTTTTGTTTACTCACAGAGAAGACCAAGTTGATTCATTTTTTGTAGAAGGTGCTAATGATATTGTCAGCTGTAATGAGCAGGTAAACATTACAATGACAGAATTGCAATTAGGTCTTAGATTCCAAATGTTTGGGCAACCATTCATAACAGGAATGTATGGAGATAAGAAGTTGGAAAGAGCAGGGAGTGATACAATACTTGATTTGCCTGAAGGCTCTACTTTTGGTATTGCTGCTCCTGAAGGGGATATTCAAGCAGTAATTGAGTCAGTTAAGTTTCAATTAGACTTGGTTGCTCAGAATAACCATCTGTACGTGCAGTTCGCTCAAGATGGTGGAGAAACTCCATCAGGAATTGCACTCAAGATTAAAGACCTTGAGAGGTTTGAGGACTATCAAGACGACTTAGATTTGTATCGTATGTATGAACACGATTTGTATGAGATAGAAAAAAAGATTGCATCATACAACAATATTGCACTACCTGAAGAGTTAAAGATAGACTTTAATGAGCCTGAATATCCGAAAACAGTACAAGACCAAATACTTATGGATGAGCATATGCTAAAACATCATATGATTGATGAAGTTGGGTTGCTTATGAAATACAATCAGGACTTGAGCCAATCTGAAGCCGAATCTATAATAATGGCTAACAGAGAAGCTATGGAAGCCCCACACCTACAAGCTATGGGAGGAGCTACTGTTGCCGAAGATGCTAATCAAGAGTAATTTTAGTTTTCAGAAACTTGCAGGTAAGTTTAGAGATATAAAGCAAGAGCTACTTACAGACATAATAGAAGAAGAAGCAAAAGATATGAAGAAGAGGCTTGCTTCAGGCACTACTGTAGATGGTAGCAAGATGCAGCCAATAAAAGATTCTACTATGCTTACAAGGAGCATAAGGAATCAATCTATCAATAATCCACCATTAAACGCATCAGGAAGGCTGCTCAAGAGTATAAATGCTACAAAAAGGGGCATATCTGTCAAAGAATATGGCTCAATACAAAGTTCAGGCTATACTCCTAAAAAAATACCTACACGATTAGCAAGCCAAGCCGTTAAAAAAGCAAAAACTAAAAGAAAAGTATTCTTTGTGCCTAATACAAAGAACATTAAAGTACCTGCACGACAATTTATACATACAAGCGAAACATTCAACTCATTAAGAAGGCGTAAAAAGATTAGAAAAAGGTTGATGAGAAAAATACACAAAGCACTTAAAAAGTAAGGAGTTATATGAAAATATTCAAGCTGCTCAAGGAGATACAGTCAATAAGAGAAGTTTTAACCCTTATATTCAAGCAACATTTAGATATAGCCCACCAAATCAACACAATGCAAGCACAATTAGACAAGATAGACCTCAACACCGAGCCACAATCCATTTGTTTTGAAGATGAAAATCGTGGCGATGTACAAATAAGTAAAGAAATCTACAATGAAATGTGTGAATATTTAGAAGAAGATGAGATAAATGTGATGGGGCTTACTTAAAAGGTACAGTAAACTCAGCGTATGTTTCGCATTTAGGGCAAATAAAGCAAGAAATTATGCCATCACCTTCATAATCAAAGTCTTCAAAGTCAAAATCTGACTGCCATATCATTTCAGTTCCACAATTATAGCACGATACCACTTTTCTTCTCCATTTGTTTCTTTAAATGCTTTTGAAACTCAACGCTTTCACTCTTGTAATCAACATACATACTAAAAAGTACATTGAAAGAGTCTATTTTACGCTCAAGAACTGCTATTTTAGCTTCTAATTCCTTTTTAGAAGTCTTTTTTTTCATTTTCTCTCCTTACTATCTCATCTTGCCACGCAACACGTTGCCCTTTAGTCGGTCTTTTAGCCTTTAGTGGCTCTACACCAACAGCTTCAGCACGTTTCTTCCATCTATACCACTTTTTGCGTTGATTAAGATACTTTGCTTTTTGTTTTTCTGATTTAATTGCTTTCTTGACTTGCTTCTTTTCTTTAGCTACACGTTCCTTCTGACTTTCAAGATTGCGTTCAGGCAAGGTAGATAAATCTACCACTTCTTCAGGAATCTCATTTACGATTTCAGTAACTACCACATCTTCAACTTCACCATCAACAACTTCAGCAACCTCTACTTTCTTCATAAATTTTTCAAAAGGCGAATCAACAGTAACATTAATATTCTTAACTAACTTACCACTATGCTCCAATACCAATCTACCTGCTTGTACATTACCACTCTTAGCCTCTCTAATCATAGCATTAAGAACAGCAGGTATCTCACCACCAAACTCCAACATATACCTCTCATAGATAGCATCTATAAAATTAGGGTCTTGCCTCCAACCCTCAACAGTCTTCACACTAACACCCAATACATCTGCAACTTGTTGTGCAGTAATATCAGGTTGTAACGCATACATCTCTGCTCCGTGTGCCTTACGAGGTGACTTAATTAATTTGCTCATATTGTCCTTTCTACCAAACATTATAATTTAACTACTATGGTAGATAAAATTGGTAGATTTTTTATTTTATTTTTTTGGTAGTTAGTTTTCACATTTTTTGAGGAATGGTAGCCCCCCCACCAAAAATCGGCACATACGCCTATAGGGGGTAAACTTCCGAGTAACTTCCGAGTGCGTTCAAATCACAAAATTTTTAAAATTACGTCACAAAATCCACTAAATAAAATCAATTGATTACGGCGTTATTATTTTTTGTGGTATACCTACACTTAATTTACATTATGTCTTAAATTTGGGGTGTTTTAGTAGATATTTTGGGCATTATAAGAGGGGTGAAAGCCCATATTTATACATATTCATTTAGATATATTTACATAATATTTATTATTAATTGTATTACTACATATTACTATATCATTAAATATTATTTATTGCTCTTTAAATAGGCTTAAAATCTAATAAAAATATCTTTTAATATGATGATATCACTTTATAAAAATCTATCGTTAAAACGTCTATTATTAAGACTTACTAAAAACTTACGAGTAATATAATATATATAAAAAAAGCCCCGTTTTATTGGAGCTTCTTTTATTGTTGTTTTATGTGTGTTTTGTTATATGTTAATCTGTACCGCCTTCAATATTTTTATTTGGTAAACAATTTTTGCATAAATCGCAATCGTATTCTGTATCAAAGAACATATCTTCTTTTTTAATATGTTCATTGCATTTATTACATAAATACTTCATTTTGTACCGCCTTTTTTATTTCTGTTAATTATTAATATTACTTCAAATATTAAACCTGATACACATAAAAATGTAAATAGTAAGTGCATTAAAATATCTAACATTTAAGCCCCTTTATTTGATTAGCTATTGATTCAATTTCTTTTATTTCAATTTTATGGCATCCAATAGTTAATAATTTGTCATCTTGTTTATTTACTGTATAATGTGAAATCTTTTTACCTATTAAAGATTTACCACACTTTAACATATCATAATATTTTTTAAAAGTTTCTATTGGAATTTTTACATTTAATGATGTTTGAACGTCTCCACACCATTCACCATTGTTCCAACCATTTCTTTTAAGTCTTAAATATTGCTTTTCATAATATGGTAAATTATCAATATTATAATTTCTCCATTCTTTAAGTTTTTTAAAGAATTTCTTTTTTTGTTCGGCTTTTCTTAATTGTTTGGCTTTTTTGTTTTTTTCTTGTTCGGCTTTAATAATATCATTTATTTTATCAAAATCCATATTTAAAGCCATATTAACAGACGCTTTCAAACTATTTGTCAATTTAGATTTTATTTTAAATATTTGTAAATATTTTTTCATTTCTGTAATTAAAGATAATACTCTATTTAAACGCATTTCTTTAAATTTTCTAGCCCTGTTAGATTTTTTTAAGTTATATTTAATTTCTTTGATATAATATTCTATGTTTTTTTGATGGTCTGAAATACTTAAATCTAAACTTGAATATTTACCACCGTCAATATTAGGAACTGTAAATACAGTTTTATTATGTGGAATTGCGTTTCTTGTATGGCTCTTATGTTGTGACGTGCTAACAGAATAACTTTTAGATGTAAATAAAATTACATCTTTGTTTACGTGTTTAGCTATTGGAAAATGATAACCATAACTATATATAATATTATCTTTAAAAAACATATTAGAAGACTTACCTTCACTTTGAATTTTATTAGCCCAAAAATGTGCTACTTCTGAATGATTTTTTAATATTTTTTTCATTTTATCCCCTTAATTTTGATTTTTTACCCGTCTTTTTTTTTGGTGGTTTTGGTGATTTTCCTGATGGTACATAATTAACGTCATTTTCTAAATAACTTATATATTTATTTTTCATTTTATCCCCTTTTATTTATTATCGTGTATTGATGGGAATTTATAGCCGTTAAAATAATTTGTTAACATTACATTAATATTCATTAGCTCCATAGTTTCCATTGCGTCTTTTTTACAGTCTGTAAAATAACTTTTACTTTCATTGATTTTGCCGTCTTCAATATATTGAACGCAAAATTCCCCGTCTATTTTTTTAAGTAATAATTTTATATATTTATTATCCATATTAAGTAACCTCTATTTAATTAAGTAAAATTAAGTTTATGAAATTTACAGGTTTTTATATAATAAAGTCAAACAAATATTAAAAATAATTTTAATAAATGTTTATTAATAGAGGAGAAAAAAAAATAAAAAAATATTTTTCTTGTTTTTTTTGTTAATATGTTTTTAAAATATCAAGTTAAAATCTAATTTTAGATATTTTAGTTAAAGTAATACTTTAAATCACAAAATATTTAAAATCATATCACACGTAAAATATGTATATACTTGTATAATACAACTAATATTTATATGCACGTTTTGAGCGTTTTTTGAACCTAAAGTTGAGGGCAGGTCTTTTAGGAATGATAAATTATATTTTACTATTATAATTTTGACCTATAATTTTGAAATTATAAATCGTGATTATATTTTTGCATCTTAATTTTATAACTATCTACTATATTTTTACTTCTTAATTTACTTTACCTATTGAGAGAGTTATGTTGGAATGAGTAGAGGAATCCCTACATCCCATAATTATATAGGACAGAGAACCCTCTACTTTACCTACCGAGCCGAGCCGATGCAGTATATTAGTAACTTTAGTATCAATTCACAATCTAAAGTCGGCAGATTCATTTACAGGTGATTCTGTACCACGACAGGCGTTATCTACATTAGGAATACCTTATTGGCTTTGTCGTCATCTTTTGGTAGCCAATTTCTATATCCTTATCCCCAAAAGTGCAGTACCCAAACGAATAAGGACTGAAAATATATTACACCTAAAAATACTATGCAAGAAATATCTTTTTCTCCTCTATAGATTAAAAAAACTTTAACAAAAGTAAAAATAATAGTTGCATTACATCAACAAATGTTAATAAGTTATGGTAGTCAAAAAACAAGGAGTTAGATAATGAAAGCAGGAATAATATTAGATAAGTATAATAGACAATTAACAGATGATTGTGGTAGCCCAATAAAATTAATTGTAACTACTGATGGACGTTTGTGTATAGAGCATAATGCAATTGATGGTAGTCAGATAGCAGTAAGACAAATGATATTAGGCAAAAAGGTAGTTGAATTATTAGCTCAAAGATTAAAGGAGTTGTAATGATAACAATAATCTTAAATAAAATATTTATCTACAATGAAGAATTAACCAATAAAGAAAAATTGTATCTCAAAGAATATTTAGAGAAACATAAAGAGGAGTTAGTATAATGTTTAAAAGACTACAAGAAACAGTATTTGAGAAACTTGGTGCAGAATTAAAGAGAGTATCTGATATTGATAACTTTGTTGTAAGGGATTCTTTAAAACCATATAACTACATTATTAGAGGTTATGAAGGTGGTTTTGATTTCATCAGATTAATAGATGTAAAGAAATTTATGGATGATATAAATAAAATACAAAATAAAAAAGACCTTGAAACTAAAGAAGATATTATAGCGATATATTATAAAAAGTATATTTAACGGATTAACTTTTGTTAAAAAAAGATTAGGAATTAAGTAACAAGTGTTAATAAATTATTACATCAAACAAGCAGGAGATAAAAATGAACAATATAAAACAAATTACTGAAGATACAAGATTAGTTATTATAAGACGTTCCAAAGGCGTTAGAATTATAAAAACTGATGATTCTGGTAATGAGGTGGATATATGGCTTACATCAGACCAAATTAAAGATTTAGCAGAGGAATTAGCGTAATGAAATACAAAATAGAAAAAGAGGATAATTATTATAATGTCATTGGATATTGGAGTGATGGCGATTCACTTGAACTTGAATGTTTCAGAGATTATAATAAAGCAGTTGATTATATTAACAAGGCTACCAATCAACCAATGGTTGAGATGATGAGCCATTTATTTAAGGAGATAAAATGAATAAAGGTCAATGGACAATAGAAAAGGTTTGGGATTTTATTAATGACAATGGAAAAGAGGTAGAGGAGTGGACTTATGTAGTAGGATATGTTGTAGAAGATGATATTATAAATGAAGACCACTTTAAAACAAGAGAAGAAGCAGAAGAATATTTAGCCAAAATGAAGGGGGAGTTATAAATGATAAAGACAGAAGAATATAAATTAGGATATGCAGATGGAGTATCTGATTTGCGTAACAAACTTATGATGCAGTTACACGATGTATTAGAGCAAGAAAAATCAAACCTTGAAACTAAACCTATGAGCGAAACTGAATGGGCTAATATTAGTGGATGGGTTGAGGCATTGGAGATGATACAACAAACATTGAAAGGTAACAAATGATAATGCTTATAGATAAACTAAACTTATTTATCGTTTTAAATCCATTTATAGCGATGTATATATTTATTGTAATAGGGATATATATTGACAGATTATATTTGGCTTTAAACCCTAATTATGAACTATGGAAAGGAAAAAGAAAATGAGATACCCAAGATGGGAGTACAATCAAAAAGATGAGATAACTATTTATTTTAGTGAAGACAATTATGTTACATACTATGGTGAAGAGGAGGCATCTGATTTATATTTTGATTTAGAGTATGGTTCAAAGTATGAGAGAAAACATCTTCTAAATGAACTATATTTAGACTATGAACATAACGACCCATATTCAAGAGGTGATTAATTATAAATTCAGATAATAATTTTGTTTGGTTTTTTAGAACTTATGTTTATAAATTACACAACAGGGATTAAAAATAAATAATAACGGAGAAATTATGGAGAATAATTTAAAACAAATAATAACAGATAAGGGGATAAAGCACGGCTTTTTAGCTAAGTCTGTGGGAGTATCAGATACTGCTTTTTCATATTGGGTAAACAATCACAGACAACCAAGTGGTATTTATATAGCAAAATTGTGCAAGGTGTTAGGATGTACTGCCGAAGATATTTATGATATTGGAGATGTAAATGCAGATTAAAGAGTTAGCTACTAAATATAAACTTGACCCAAAGGTAGACTTTTGGAAACATAAGCAGAGTGGTAAGTGGATTATAACTCACGATGCTTGTGAGAAGATTGCATCAATGGAAAACATTGTAATGACAGATTGGAAAACTTTAAATAGTGAAAGAGATTTTTGTAGATTCCTGATTACAATGTCTAAAGGTGACAAGACTATTACATCTATTGGTGAGGCAAGTAAAGAGAATTGTCAATCTAGATATTATGGGATGATGGGAGAGAAACGTGGAATAGATAGGTGTATCTTAAAACTTATAAATGCTTACGAATATGGTATATATTCAGATTCAGAGGCAGATAATTTTAAGAAACCTGATGAAGAGGTAAAGGTTGCACCAATACCTGCGACACAAAAACAAAAAAAGTTGATTATGGATTTAGAGGTTCAAGCCAATGTCAAAAGACATATAGAGTTTGAGGGTCTAACCAAAAGCAAAGCAAGTGAATACATAGATAAGTTAAATAACAGAATAAGAGGTAATGAAAATGGGTAAAATAATAAACCTAAAAATAGATGTAACTAAATTAGATAAAGAAAAGTTTTATCAAGGAGAGAAGGGAACTTACGCTAATTTAGTTGTAGCAGAGAATAGAGATGGTGAGAATCAATATGGTGATACTCATTATATTTATGAGCAACAAAGTCAAGAGGAGCGTTTGAATAAGGCTTCTAAAAACTTTGTAGGCAATGGTAAAGAGTTTGTTTTCGGTGATAGCCCACAGATGGCTACTGAAACTGCAACTGATGATGACTTACCATTTTAGGTTAATTATAAATGGGGGTAGTATTTTTCTACCCCCTTTAAGGAGATTATAATGGGAATAGATTGGGCAATCCAAACCACACAAAGACAAAGAATTAGAAAAGAATTAGATAAAATAAATGTCGGTGGCGACAATGAGCAATCACAAGACAGACGTATGTTTTATTGTAAGACTTGTAAGCACGTTTTTCAACCGACATTATCATATGCAAGAAGATTCTACAAGGACAATGAGATTGATATTTATCACGATTTTCCATCAATAGGTAAAGAAAAGGTAGATAGTTGTGCAAATTGTAATTAAGGGATTAGATATGGATAATTTTGATACGTTTTGGAGCATATATCCACGAAAAAAAGAAAAGAAGAGGGCAAGGGTATCTTTCAATAGATTGCCGAAAAAGACTCAAATTGAGTGCATTGAAGGCGTTAGAAAATATATCAAACAGATTCAGATTCAAGGTACTGAACCTCAATTTATAAAACACCCCTCTACTTTTATAAATGGTGAAAATTGGGAAGATGATTTTGAAACTGATGTAATTGTTAATAAAAAGATTGTTGCAACAGATTTTAAACTTGCACCATCAGGTAATGCACGATTAGGGTTCTGTACATCTTGTGGTGATTGTAATACATATGATAAGTTTCAGATTCATATGGAAAATAGTAGATGTTGTGGCGTAGACTTAAAACCAACAAGGAGTTGATATGGATGAAGATTTCCAAAAGGAAGAAGCAATGAAAGACATATTGATTAAAAATGAGAGGATAAAGGTTCTTGAAAGAGAGAATAATATCCTTATGATTGAGAATAAGTTGTTGAAAGAAGGGTTGAGGTGTTCTGTTGAAGCTAAAAGTTATAAAATAGCAGAACAATGTTTAAAAGAATTAAGGCATAGATAGGTTGCCCTTTCCCTAAAGTAGGTTCTCGTCTGCCTACTTACTATGCCTACCATTGCCCAAGAGAGCCATAGGCACTCAGTAATCAAGTGTAAGAATTTGTGTGCTGACTACGTAATGAATTATGAGGCTACAAGTTGCTCATTAAAAACTGTAAAGTCCTATGGCTAGGGCAAAACTATGGAGATTTATGATAGATATACTTATAATGATATTAATATGGATAGCCTTGAGCATCACTACAATCACAATAGTTGTTGCACTTATGAGTGCATTGACAATATATATTGAAGAAAAAAATAGACAATAAAGGAACATATGAGGTCTGCAAATCAAAAAACAAGAGATGTTATAATGGCTGTTTACAGAAGTCAGCTAAAAAAACTAAAGAGCCTTGCAGTTTATGATGATGATGGTAATTTTTTATATGGTCAAGAAACAGAGTTTGGTACTAAAGTAACTGAACATCTTATAAAGATTACTGAAAAAAGATTGCTTGAGTTGGTAAATCAAAACCTAAATAGAAGAGGGATACCACCGATTGAGAATCACACCAACGGAAAAGCAAAGTAGAAAATGCGAACTATGTGGCGTTTATAAAAACAGGTCAATATTTTACCTATTAAAACCACACCCTGCAATTATAAAATTGCTTGATAATTTTGTAAACAAGATTGTATGTAAACATTGTGCAATGAGAGAAGAATTTGGAAGTAAGTATAAACAAAACAAAAGATATAAGGAATGGGAAGATGGAAATAAATGAAAAGCAAGTAAGGGCAATACTTCAAGACCAAAAAAAAGTTTACCAATTTTTATATAAATTAGGGGAAGTTTTTGGTAATAGAATGCAAATTTATGAGGTTTTAGACCTTGACAAAACTACAGAAGTTATTTGGGATATATATCAAATCCCTCAAGAGGATATGCCTGATTTTGACCCTGAAAAAAAAATAGAGAAAGGAGAATATGATTTTTGCAGAGATGGTCTTGATGTAGTAGCTCACGATTATATTGATGGAAACATATCTTTAGATGCCTATATTAAAAAACTAAAGATGTGGTCAGAAGAATTTAGGCACATTTATGTAAATCAAATTGCGAATGGGGTAAAAAATGCCAAATAAAAGTAAAATAAAGGGGAATACATTTGAAAGATGGATTGTTAATTTTTTTGAAGCTGTCGGCTTATCTTGCAGGCGTGCTTGGGGGAGTGATGGTCGTTCTATGGGTCTTACTGAAGGAGTTGATGGAACGCTTAATGACGAATATAAATGGCAAGCTAAATGCAAAGCACAAATATCACCATTCTATATCCCAAATGAAGAAGTGGATTTCCAAATCTTTAAAGGAAATAGAACAGGAACTTATGCGACAATGACAGTTGAAACGCTTGGCGAAATTATAAATAGGATGAATGATTTATACCAAGAAAAAGAATCTTTAGAAATGGAAAATAAAGAGCTAAAGGATACATTGTTTCGTGAGCTTAAATAAAGACTATATAGAGTTTGTAAAGAGATTTGGGTGTTCTGTATGTGGCGTTTCTCCTGTTGATGCTCATCACTTGGACACCATTGGTATGGGGGGCAATAGAAAAAGCGATTGCGTGGAGGACTTTTCTTGCGTTCCCCTTTGCCGACAACACCACCAAGAGTGGCATCAGATTGGCAATACAGAATTTGAAAAGAAAAATTATGTTAATATGTGGAAAGTTTGTTATCAAATGAATAAAGGGTTTAGAAGATGCCAAAAGTAAGCTATAAAGATTATAATTATGATATTAAATTAGATTTTGAATCTTGCCTCAAAAAAGGAGAGGAAGGTGAGTATATTGTACAGACCATTTTAGAACAAGACCCTTCTATTGAGGTAAAGACCGAGCAATCATATGGTACAAACGAAAAATTAAAATGGACAGGTTCAGGAAATATAGCCATTGAAATAGAAAATAAAATGAAAAAAGTAGACGGAAAGATGCAAATATGCCAGCCATACAAAAGTGGATTAAGTAAAACTAAGGCAGGTACTTGGATTCATTTATTAAGTTATAGAGATATTATATTAGGAGGCTATATTCTTCCTATTAAAGAGCTTCGCAGAAGATTAAAAGAGCTTAAGAAAGAAAAAAAGATAAAAGATGTTTGGGGAGGTGACAACAAGGCAAGCAGATTGTTGTTAGTCAAGATTAAAGATATATTTGATTATTCTCCACAAAATCTTACAAACGCATATACTGAACATCAAATGAGGCAACCATTTCTATGAAATTTACAGGTAAGGTTACAAAAGGTAAGTTAAAACTCTATGATAGGGAGGGGTTTAAACGCAGTTTATATGATTATGAGGGTGAAGTATGGCTTGAGGTAAAACGTGCCGAAAAAGCCCACTCTCCTAAGCAATTAGCATATTATAGAGCTATTATAAGAGAGATTGCCAATGAGCTTGGCTACACTGAAGATGAAATGCACAAAACAGTTAAACAGTTGTTTGATATTGAGTCTACTAAGGACTTAAGTGTATCTGAATTTTCGGAGTATCTTGACAAAATAATAATTCATTTTGCACAATTAGGCTATCCTGTTCAAGACCCTCGTGGTCGGTAAAGTGTATATGCTCTACTGAACAATATATTGGACAGGTGTATCCTCCCATTGGATGCTCATCAAGATAGTGTGCTGTCCATATAGCGAATACGAAAATGAAGCCGAACAAAATGTCGTTCCCATTACCATACCTCTCTAATTTTTAGTTTTACATTATAAACATTGTTCGCAACTTGGTCATACTGTAATGTATTCATATCAAATCTACAGATTGAAAATTGGTCAGGAGCAGGGTCTGAATTAGAACCATCAGCTTGAAATATAAATGGTAAATGACCACCTAATGTACGATTCCAAACCATACTAAAAAAATCAGAACCATCTAATAAAGTAGTGTCATTTGCGTCTGCCTCTATGTTAGAGCTTGCTGCAACCATAGGCATTAAATCTGAATCTGATATATATGAAAATGATAAATCCCATACTCTGCGACCTGAACGTAAATTATCAACAGGATTTCCATCTACATCTGAACCTAACTGCCAAGCTCCATAACTTCCCCAATCAGCAGGCTTGATATATGTAGCATTGCTAAGCGTTGCCCCACCTCGTGTCTGTATTGTTTTTACACCATCATACTCAAAAGATAGTTTTAAGGATAAGTCAGGAGAGTTGGGCATATCAAAATATGTACCCATAAACAAACTTCCTATCTCTAATGTTGGTCTACTTGTATCAGGAACTTGTACCCTCAACTGCATCTCAGCTAATTCGTTATTAGTTATTCCGTGTTCAACTTCATATATACTAAAACCATCAAAATCAGGCTCATTATACTGTGAACCACCCCTACCTTTATTTATTATTTCATTATAACCTTCATCACCATAATCTTCTTCAGAACTGTTTGTAGTGTTGCTTCTTATTTTTACATTCCAATTTACATTAGAACTACTACAATTATGACCAAGTAACGCATATGCAGTTTTATTGTCTTTATTTTGAAAAAAACTTAATGGTATCTTTTCTTTAAATTGCGTCCTAAAAAAATTAGAGTTTTCACTCATAGTATATGAATTAGAATTAGTAGGATTTAATCCAACATTTAAATTTTCACCTAAACTATTAGAACCTATTACATCAACAAGCCCTATTGCATTAAGGTAGCTAAATACGTCTACATAAAATCTTGGTGTGCCTACATTTTGATACGACATTAATATCCTCCTCCACCTGAACTTCCACCTGAACTTCCACCACTTGTAGTGCTAGTTGTGTAAGTAGTAGTTTGCACAGGCTGTTGTACAGTTTGTGTAATTGTTTGTGTTTTAGCATCAGGGCTATCTTTTAGTGTTACTGAAGTTTCTGTATGAACTCCACCTGACATCACTACTCCATCAGCGTGTATATGTATTGGCTCATTAGCAGGTACAGGCTTGCCATCAGGATAGTAAAATTGCCCTGAATATTGAGTTTTTAAGTTGTTATTGACTACAATATCGTGAGCATTATATCTTTGCCTTGAACCCACTAAATATGTTCCATTCCTTGTCCCCCATAATGAACCATCATCTTCCCATTTTTCTCTATCTAACTCCCAATAATCAACACCTTGTAAAGTGATACGCTCTCTCTCTAAAGTGTTGCTACCTGCTTTAGCAGATAACAATCTTAATTCACCTACATATGAGAATAGCTCTTGTGGTATATTAGAGCCATCAATCATAATACCTTTGATTGTATTTCTATCTGCCTTAATAAACAGCTTATCAGGACTATCTATAATCCTAATAATCCCTTTGTATCTAATCTCAAATGCTTTGGCAGCACCATCAAATAGAACCTTGCCTTCACCATATGTAATCATTCCATATCCTTTAAATCTTTTAGGTCATACTTGCTATCTTCTGTATATAATTCTTGCTCTTGAATAAGGTCATCAATTTTAAATCTATTTCTTGAAACTAATACAGACTCATCATTTTCTACCTTATGGATTGATATATTCCTAACTTTAAATGTTGAGTATACATTAGCAGTAGAGCTTGGATTTCCTACATATGTGTAGCTATAATTTTGACCATTTTGTGAACATTCAACAAAATATTCATATTCTCCATTTCCTTCTGCTCTTGGAAGTGTAACAGCATTACGTACACTTAATCTAAAATGCCCTTTAATATAATCAAATATTTCAAAGCGTACTCTGTATATAGCACCTCTTTCAAGTTCTTCTTGGTGTAAATATTTTAAACTTGAACCTCCTTGAAAAATAGCCTCATTAAAAATTAAAACACCATTTTCTACATATGCTTCACCTTCTCCTGCTGTTGGTAAAGTCCAAGCATTGTCATCATTTACAATCAAACCACCATCAAATGGAGGAGCTTCTTGTATAACTTCTCTAACAGATATGTTGTTTTTTATTTTTCCCCTGAATCCATAAAAAAGTAATCTTAAAACATTTAAGTTTTGTGCACCATACGTCTGTTTTTCTAAATCAAAACTATATACACCTACTTCATTAACATATGGGCTTCCACTTTGCTCTGGAAAAACTTTAATCCCAAAAAATGATGCTGTTGTTGTTGATTCAGTTATTTCAAATTCATATCTATATACTTTTCCTTCCTCTAAAATATTGTCAGGATTATCAGCAGATAAAATTTCTGAACCATAAAGATTAAAAGAACCACCATCAATTACAATTTCATCATCTACTACATCTATTTGTATAGCACTAAATGAACTATCTGTAAAGTCTGGATTTGTCCATAAATTTTCTCCTAATATTTCTCCTTCAGGTTCTGGAATGAATGGAGTAATGGTAAGAGGGTCAGAGTCAGATATATTTAATTGTGAATTAAATTGTGTTATTTCAAGTATAGTGTTTTCTCCAAAGTCAGTTAGAGCGTGAAGCTGCATACATTCAATAGACACAGAGTCTAAATTTTTTGTAATGGATGTAATCATAAATAATGGGTAAAATATATTATATGAATCTTGAGGGTACATCAATCTGTAGTCTATTCCATATGCTTTTAGCCCTTGAAATAATTCTGTAAACTTAACAAGCTCACCTATCTCTAAATCAATGTATTGTAATGGAAGTTTTAGATTGAATATTAAATGGTCATTTTTATAATGTGCTGCTAAAAAATCTCTTAAATTTACAGCAGTTTGCTCATCTCTAATATATGGAGATTCAAATTCTAAATAAGCATCATCAGGTGACTCTATGCCATAGAAATCAGATGCACCATTATTTTGAAGGGCTGTTCTACTTAACAAAGAGTCTTGTGCATAGTCCATATTGTATTGAACGTCTACTTGTCTGTATATTTGTTCAGGCTTTGTTTTCTTAAATGAATATGATATTACATCTGACTGTTTTATGAGATGTGCATCATCATAATCGCTTGTGTTATATGAATCTTTAATTGTATTGAATCCAAATGTTCCATCATTTCTAAATTTAGGAAAGCATTTAGTAGATTTAGCTATATCTTCTATTAACTTTTTAGAGTTCATTTTTTTGTTTAGAGTAAAAGCAAACTTCCAATAGAAATGTTCTGTTCTTGCTTCTTCATAATCATCTTCATTTATCTGTTCACGAGTTAAACCTAATTCACTTCTTAAAATATCATAAATTATATCAATAGGGTTTTGAATAAATGATGCCTCTACAAATTCATCGTATAATTCTGCATCACTACTATCCCCATCTGTTAAAAATGGATGGTCAAATGTGTTAATTCTACCATTAATGTTAGCATAATAATCTTTATCTGCAACACCATCTACAAAATATGTTTGAACTATAAAGCCATTGTTAAGCGTAGTATCTACGTTAAATACTTGGTCATCATCATCATATAAGATAGAAGTAATAATGCTGCTTATGAGAAATCTATGTGGGGCAATACCTATATTAATTGATTCAAAAGAAGAAGGTGTTGGGAATGCAAGTTTTACATCAAGCGTATCATCACCTCCTATATTGTTAAAAGTATTTGCTCCTGAATAACCTGAATTAGAAAATTGTCCTATTTGATAAAACTCATCAGAAGAAATTATTGGAGCATTGCCTGTCCATACTGCCCATTTTGTATGCTTTCCACTTAACTGTCCACCTATTGGATATGAACTTTCTGAGCCTGGTGCGTTTGTAATTGTATTTTCTGTAATTCCATCAGGTGAATTTGATGTGCTTGAAAAATTATAATGCAATATATCAAGCAAAACTCTTGTAATGGTTGGAACAGGAACTTGCACTCCATCACTATTTACCTCAGTAGATAAATTATTAGGAGTACTTGATGGTTCTAAAATACACTTAAAATATCCATAACTATAATCTGTGGTTCTTTGGTCATCTCCTTGTCCACTTATAAAAGTGCGTAAATCAATAGTTCCATATATTCTACCTATTCCTGTTGATTCATCAAAAAATAACTCACCCTGATTTATTCCACTACCATTCCCACCATTGTATAAATCTTGAGTTTCAATCTTAGAAAACCCTCTGACCTGATGTATCCTCAATCTACCTTTTGAAAAATCATTATCAAGTTCAGGTTGGCTGTCTATGTTTTGGCTTTCAGTATCTATATCAAATACTATGCTTGTTCCTTCGTGTCTGAAATTACTTATACCTGAATTAGTTGGTTCAGATATTTCTGCATTAGTTCTATGCACATTGTAATATGAATCATTCTCGTGAAAGAATAAAGCAGACTTTACAAAATCAGCATTCCCAATTTTTATTGTTTCTTCAACTTCTCCCAATATAGGCTCATTATCTATTTTTAATCTGTATTCTAATACACTCTCTTCCTCATCAGAATCATCTACTATTTCTTCAGTATATGAATAATATGGCAACACAGGACTTTTTTCAACGTGACCATATACCATAGGCACAGGCTTATTTGCATATTTTTCAGGCAAAAACTCTGATGGAGGTGGTGTCTGTCTTGGCAGCTCTATATGTGCTTCTTTTTCAGTTAAATCTTCTAAGTCTACACGCACCTTTTCATCATCGTGTGATATTCTCCTAATAGTACCTTTAAACAGCTCATACATCTCATTTATAGTATTTGTAGATGGGCTTTTATAGTATATAATAGCTTCTTTGTTTATAAGTGATGATGCAGATAGTTGGTCAGAAAATCTTTCACCCTTAAAAGGGAAGTTGTTAAACTCAAGGCTTACATTAGATATTTTAAACTTTCTTGATTCTATATCTATAGACTCTTTGATAGATGGGATGTTCATCAAGATTGGCTTACAGTAATTGCCATCAATAGTTACATTGTTTGTAGAGTAGTAAACGCCATCAATAACAACTACAGGATATAGCTGTGTATTCTGACCTTTTATGTCGTCTGTAAATGCCATTAAGATACTCCTATATCTGCACCACGTCTAATGGCTTCTTTAATCATTGGGATTGCTTCGCCTTCTATAAAGTCTTGGCTCATTACATTGCCACTAAAAGATATGTTTACACTTCCTGCACCACCACCTTGATTAATACGATTCATCGCCTCTATACCTACAGCTTGTACTGCATTTCTTGACATTACAAACTCACCTTGCTCTGCTTCAATTAAAGTGCCACCTTGTGAGTGTCTACGACCACCAACAAGCCCACCTTGTTCAAATTTCATTCTTCCTGCTTGACCTATTGCCGAGCCTGCTAATGAACCGATAACATTCCCTGCTGCTGCTGCTAAAGGCACTCCAAAAAACCCTAATTTTATTATATAGTCTTTTATTAAAGCTGCTATTGCAGTTGATAAAAAGGATTGTATTTCTGTTCTTGCTGCTGCTTCTGCTGCTTTCCCTGCGTTATCATAAGCCATTCCTGCTGTTATAGCAGATTTTATTTGCATTTGGAGAGCTTTTTCTTCAAGTTCCCTTTGTTTATTTTTTCTATCTCTATCTTCTTGAGCTTCATCATCTTTGGCTTTTCTTTCTTTATGCTTTATCTTGAGCCTTTCATTTGTAAAGTGATTTTGTATATCTAAAATTGTTTGTTGCAATGCAATTTCATCATCAATCGTATTTTGAGCAGCAGTAATAAGCCTTGATTCCTCTAAAGCTCCAAACTCTAAACCTGCTTCGTGTCTTTTTGTATAAAAGTCATTAAGTAAAGTTTCTGCCTTTTGATTAAAGTTTTCCATAACTTCAATAGCAGTAGTGGCATTAAATACCCCTTCAAAATCTTTGAATACATCAAAAATAGGTGGGGTTGAAGGCGTGACCATTAATTGCCTCATCATCTCAAAGAGATGGGTTTCAAGATTTTCAATATTGTGTGATGCTATATCCATTTTTTCTGAAATTTCAGAATACATTTCAGGACTCATAGCCCCTCTGCCACTAAAACTGTTTTCTAAACGTTTTAATTCAGCTCTATATCTCATTAAATGAGTTGATATAGAATCAAGGGTCATTGTGTTTAATGCGATTTCTGCATTACCATCTCTATTTAAATCTACAAAATTTACAAAAGCATCCATAGCCCCTGAAAAAGCACCTTTTAATTTTTCCCCAAGAGCAACAGACAAATCAGAAACTGTAGCTGAAAAAGCATCAAATGAATCTTGTGATGAAAGAGTTTCAGACCCTAATGTTGCTACCTTTGCTCTCGCTGACTCCATAGTTGCCTGTAAAAACGCTGTTTTTTTGTCTGCATCGGATAGCTTGTCAGCAGTAGTTCCTAATTTTTGTGCATACTTTTCATAAGCCTCATCAGACTTTACTATAATACCAATATTATCAAGCATAAGGCGAGATTGACGACCAATACCTGTTATAAGTGACTCTACTGACCTTGCAGTATCTACCCCTAATGCACGACCAAGTCTTTGGGCTATATCAAACATTTCAGCCATTTCATCAGAATTTTTAGTAATCCCAAGAACCATCGCATTGTTAGCTTGTTGGAATAGGTCAAATTCACTCATAGTGTTGTTAGTTGCAGACCTTAACTTTTCAATAGCCACAGTACCACTCGTAGCCCCACCTGAAAGGGTGTTAAAGGCTCTTGACATAGACTCTACTTTTGCAGCTTCTGCTGTAAACCTAATTAAAGCCCTGACACCTAATGTACCCATAGCAAATTGGAATAAAAGCATTTGTGAACGCAGGGTAGCAAAAGTATTATCTAATAATCTTGCCCCTTTTCGTGTCTTGCCTTGCTCAACATTTAATTTTTTCATAGCTATTCTCATTTTTTCAATAGCTACTTTATTACCTTGATATGCCTGTGATAAAACCTTTGTACTTAATCCTAAATCTTTAAAACTTTTACCTTGTGCTGTAAGTTTTGCAATTAAACTTGTTGTTGCAGAGTTTAGTCTTGTTGATTGAGCTGTTGTGCCTTTACTTACGTTATTATATTTTGCTTGAGCTGTAGCAAGCTGCTTAAAGGCATTGATTAAATCTTTATCGCCATCGGCAATAAACTTAATCGTTATGTTTTTGTCTGCTGCTGCCATCTATTAAATCCTTTTCTTTTTTAGCAAGGGCATTTTTAATTACAAATGACTTCTCTACCCATTTAGAGGGTTGGTCACCGTATGCTCCTTTGTATGCAGGAACGCCAAATTCCTTGCAATAAATATATCTTTGAATATCTTTCTGATGTTGGTTATTGAATACCACATTCCTACAAGCAAAAAAGGGTAATTGAGAATTGATTGATTTGGCTATATCAAACTCGTTACCCTTCATATTCATTTGCTTTGTTTCCTCTATTAATAGGTCAATTACATTCCAAACATCTTCTTTGCAGGTAAATTCCCTTATGGGTCGTTTTCCATCTATTAAGATAGGTAATTGAGCCTTATATGGGTATTCGTGATACTGACACCCTCCACATCCATCAGAAATTACATTTATTTCTATTTGGAGGGCTTCTCTTCCCCCAAGAGCAATCCTTCTTGCATCTTTAGGAAGATTTCAGTCCTTTCCTCAAAGGATAAGCCTCTAATAAAATCATCAGAGGCATCACCATCAAGTCCTTTACGCAACCAAAATGTAATGGTTGAGTGCATCATCTTTACACCTGCTGGAGTACCATCTTCATTAAACTGATACTCCACTTTATCTAACATTGCATCTCTATCGTCTAAAGATACATCTTTGAGTTTAACTTCTCTGCCTGAGTCAAGTTTTAACTTCATTTTATTCCTTTTGTTTTATGCAAAATCAAACGTAATTACGTTATCAGAGCCATTGTTCAATGCCTTCATTTCAACATCAAGCATCATAATATCACCTTCATTGTAAGCAACATTAGTCAATACACCACAAGGTATTGCTATTGATGTAGCAGTATCAGTTGTTTGATTTAAAGTAAATAAACCTGCATTAATATGTTCTGTTTGCACATCAAATTCAGATGGTAACTCCATCGTTACGCTATCAAGTTTTACTGTTGCACTCGCTGTTATTTCTATCTCTTCTCCCCTGCCAAATGCTGAATATCCTGCTCCTTCAGCAACACCTGTATAGACAGCAGGGTTAGAAATTGTAACACTAAACGAAGATAGGACAGGAGTTACATTTGCAATTTTAATTTCTGAAGTATCAATGGAAGCCATACTAACAGCAGTAGCACTATAAGCTGTACCTGAAACAGCACTATTTTCAGTAAGGTCAGGCACTCTTCCTGTACTAATCGTAGCACTAAATTTATATTGCCCTCCATCTGTACCCATATCTCCGTTTATTGTAAAAGATGTACATAGACACCCTTTAAGGACTATATTTTGAGCATCATTCCTGTCAGGTGAGGCTAAAACTAAACTAAAAGTTTTATTAGCTTCAGACTCGCCATATTTGCCTACAGTCGCTGATGGAGAAGTTGATATAGTTACATCTGCTACTGAGTCAGGGCTTAAAGCAACACAAGCAACACTTTGCAATAACATAACGTGACCACCATCTTTATGAAAAGTTCCTGAAAGAGATATTTCTGTTGCTCTGTGGTCGTTGTCTTGAAAAAAATCTTCAACACGAGCAACTCTTCCTGTAGAACTTCTTACTGAATGTACTTGATTTGGATTTAAGGATGGGAAAGAAACTGAATCTACATCTAATTGGTAACAAGCATTTAATGTTGGTGCTGTTCCTGTAGTCGTTTCTTCTATGACCCAAGCCTTAAAGTCTTTTGGTGAAAATACTGCATTTGCCATTTATTTTTCCTCCTTTTGCGCTTTAGGTTGTTTTTTAACTTTATCAGCACCTATTATTTGTACTTTATCTTTGATGAACTTATTTAATTCTGTAAGCTCAACTGTTTTGCCTTGTTCAAGGGCTAACCAATCATCATATGATAACCCACAATAGTTATCCATAGAGGACAGGTATACTCCTTCTTTTAATTTAACTTTCATTCTTCCTCCTTTGTCCACTCTGATGTGGCAAGTATTGTTAGTATCTCACTATGGGAATATGTGGTCATACCATCAAACACTTCAGGAGTGTCACCATCCCACTTTAAAATTGCTTTTGTAGTA